GAGGTAAAGGTTGGCCTCATCGGTTGCGTCCTGGCAGGCCTGGTCCACCTTGTCGGTGTCGATTTGGTCCAGGTCCTGGTCCCAGGCTTTGGCTTCGAGCTCTGGCAGTCCGAAGCGGTCTATCAGGTCTTGTTGGGTGCAGTACATTGTGCCTCCCGGCTTTTCCTAATCATAAAAAAACGCCAGCGCATTGCCGGCGTTTCCTGGACGGCCCGGGGGGGTTACTTCCCGGCTTCGGCTTTCGCTTTGGCTTCCGCCGCTTCGGCTTCCGCTTTCGCTTTTGCTTTCGCTGCAGCTGCTTCGGCTTTCACATCCACTTCCTGGAGGCAGTCCTCGATGCCCTTGATGTCCTTTGGCTCCAGGTCCACTGTGCCCTTGCGGTAAACTATCCCGTTCACGCGGCAGCCAGCCGTGACTCGGTAGGTCTTTTTTTCCATGCTGTTTCTCCAATCGATAAAGCCCGCCGGAGCGGGCCTGGTTGATGTTGGCGCTTAGATCACGCCGCTGATGAAGTAGCCGGTGTCGTTTGCCAGGACCAATTCCTTGACGCTCTCACCTACCTGCTGAATAGTCGCTCCGCGCAGGCCGATGTCGTCGTCGCGCTTGCTGCGAGCGATGCGCCGGCCAAATTCTGCGGTGAGGCCAAACGTCAGGCCCTTGTTTGGCATGGCGCTGATGTTGCGATACGTCAGGGCGCAGTGATTGCCCCACAACTCCGTCAGGGTCATGGTCTGGCCCTTGTTGGCGCTGTTATAGCGGGCGCGGCCGATGATGATTGCGTCCAGCTCCAGGAGGTCCCGGAGGTAGGAAACAGGGACCATGCCTTCGGTGCCGGTGTTGCCGTGGTAGCTCTGCAGGATCTGGTCATTACGACGCAGTGCCAGCAGCCCGGCGCTGTTGAGGGTCATTACGTTCGGGCGCATGAAGGGCACTTCCAGGGCGTCCATGATCTGGTCCAGCGGTTTCCCGGTGGCGGCGCTCCACTTGTCCCCGGCGGCGAGGGTCTCGCTCATGCCGCTCGCGTAGGTGGCGATATTGTGGACGATTCCTGCCACGCGGCTTTCGCGCTCCAGCATGATCAACTCGGAGAGCAGTTCGGTGGCGTTGCCCAGGGGGTCAAAGCCGGCGATCGCCGCGTTGTCGATGTCCTTTTGCGGGATCACGTCCTCCAGCCCGTAATCGTTAGTCATGGCGCTGTCTTCGGTGCCGCCAAACTCGACCTGGTTCAGCTTGCCCTTGCGGTCGACTAGCGTGCTGGGAATTGTGAAGCGGTCCTCTTTGTTGTACGAGGTCCACTTGAAATTCTCGGCAGCCACGGCGGCGCGAGGCATGACTTCGTCTGCGACGAAGGCCCGGTTTTTGTATGCCAGGGCGATGGCGGTGCGGACGGAGTCCGTTACAAAAGGTGCGTTAGACATTGTGTTGCTCTCCTAAGTTGCCCGGTTAGCCCTGGGCGATCAGTACGTCGATGATGTCGTTTGCCACACCGCTTTGAAGCGCCAGGCCGACAATTCGGTCGGTGCCCGCAACAGATGTGATTGCCTGTCCGCTGGCGTTTGCTGTCAGCGAGTCCCCGCGGGTGATGTTCCCGCCTGCGACGACTTCGGCTATGCCTGCGACGATGACGTCCACTCGGTCGTTGTCGCGGCTGCCGATTTGTTCTGCCACGCCCAGCAGGGGGTCAGAGACTGCGCTTGCTTCAGCGACTTTCCCGTCTGCAGCGCCGAAGGTCACCAGCATGCGACCGGCGATGGCGGCAGGGGCGATGAATGTTTTGATAAGTGTCGGATTTGCCATGTTCTTTCTCCGTGTATCCGGTCAATTAGCGGGCTTATTTCAGGCCCTGGATGTGGTTTACAGCCTCAGTGACCGAGATCACTGTGCCCGCTTGTGCGCGTTCTTCCTGGTACTCCAGGGCCTTTGCGGCGAGTTCTTCCGATGTCTTGATGTCATCGGTTTTGCCTTCGACTCGCTTGCCGTGCTCCCCGAAATCGACGGGGGTTTTGCCCTCGTCCAGGAGGTCAAACAAAAAGTCGGTAGCGCTCACGGTGGCCTTGTTGTCACCTTCGCCAAACTCGACGGTGTCGTCGGTGCCCAGCTTTTCGGCGAAGTCCTTGATGGCGTCGGCCTTTGCGGGCAGGACCTTGCCGTCCTGGACGAGCTTGTCCACGCGGGATCCGATGAGGGTCTTGCGCTCTGCGATGGTGACGGCTGTGGCGGCTTCCTGCTTTTCAGCGAAGTCGGCTTGCTTTGCCGCCAGTGTGGTTTGCTGTTCGGCAAATGCGGCCTGGTCAGCTTCGAGCTTGTCGTTGGCTGCCTTCAGTTCGGCTTCGGTCATGGTAGTGTCTCCGTTTTCAGAAAATTCGGGCAGGTCGCCCTTTGGTTCGGGGTTGCGGGCGATGTCCTCTGCGGATTCGACCAGGTAGCCTGGGATGGCATTGTCGGCATCCTCGATACCGAATTTCTCAATCAGGAATTCGCGCAGGCGCCGAAAAATGCCAGCGATTTCCCAGTCGGCAGAAAACTCCACCACGCCTTCGTCGCCTTCGTTGAAGGCCAGGGCGTCGAGGCCCTTGATTGATGGTGGCATTGCGCCCAGGAAGCCGACGTGCCGGACGTAGTATTTGCCGGGTGTCGGGTTGGCTGGAGCGTCGGGTGTGTACAGGGAGGCGCTCACCTTCTTGTAGGCGCCGGTCTCGACAAGTTCTTCGAAGTCGGTGTTTACCTGGTCGGGGGTGGCGTGCAGTCCGTCGTCGCTAAACGTGAGGCCGGAAATCCAGCCGAAGGCCGGGCCGTTATCCTTTGGGTGACCAACTACGATCGGGGCTTCGTGGAGCGCCGGGTCGTAGGCTTCGGCAGCTTCGCGTAGCATGTCCGCTGTAAAGTCCAGCGTGATGCCGCCTGCGGAGGTGTGCTTTCCGGTCCTGAATATGTGGATGGGCTTCATGTAAAAAAATAGCGCCTTGGATGTGATCCTTGGCGCTATTCTTGTGCAGCTTGGGCGGGGTTAGTATTCGTAATATTTCCTACCCGGGGGCCTCCCTTTTCCTCCTGGCCCATTGTTGCCTTTTTGTCAGCTTCCAGCACTCTGCGCAAATTTCCATCCGGCCGTTTTTCCCTTTTTTATGCTTATAAAATTCATTAAGGGGTTTTTCCTTGCCGCACTTGCTGCAGGCTTTTGGCCCGGCCACGTCCTTTTTGCGCTGGATCAGCCACGCCGACTCTGCTTCCGGTGATATGTGGATCCGGTCTTGAGGGTCCCGAAATGAGGCCAGCTTTCCGCAGCGCACTTGATAGACCACTTTGGCGTAATGGAGGCCTGCCCTGTCGGCCACGTCGCGCATAGAGCCCGGGCCGATGTATTTTTGTGCCATTTTTGCTTCCTCGCTATTCGGCGGCTTCCTGCAGGGCGAGCATCAACACCACGGTGGCTGTCGTTGTCCAGGCGGTTCCGGTGAAAAGCAGGACCGCGATGATCGCGGCCTTGCTGACAAAGCGGGTCATTTGTCGAGCTCCTCGATGAGGGATTGGGTGTAGTCCAGCGCAATGTCTGCGGCTTCCTCTGGCCCTGCGCCAAACTCCGAATCTGAGAGCATGCCAGCCAGGAGCGCCGTTGCGATCCGCTCCCGCCGGTCTGGCAGTGCCTTCGCTGCCCTGGCGATCGTGCCCAGGTCGGCGAAGGCTTTTACTTCTAACTGACAATATGGTCCGGGCATGGGATCCTCCTAAAATGGAATGCTGTCGTCGTCCAGCCATTCTTCGGGCGACTGGCTGGGGGCTTGGGCGGGCGCCTGGTTGGGGGCCTGGCCTTGTGGCTTGCTGTCCAGGAACTCAAAGCCGCGGCCCTTGATCTCGGTGGTGTACCGGTCGTTGCCTTGCTTGTCCTGCCACTTTCTTGTGGTCAGGGATCCCTCAACATACAGCTTGCTGCCCTTGCGGGTGTGCTCCGCCAGAACTTCGGCTTGACGCTTGAAGAAAACGGCGCGGTGCCACTCTGTTTTTTCCTGTGGTTGGCCTTGCTTGTCTTTCCACTTTTCCGTGGTAGCGATGGACAGGGTGGCGACGGCATCGCCGCTTCCGGTGTATCTGAGCTCCGGGTCTGCGCCCAGGTTGCCGATAAGGCTTACTCGGTTTAGTGCCATGATCTTTTTCCTTTTTGGTTGTGCAGGGGGCCGAAGCCCCCGGCGGGTTTATGCTGCCTTGGGTTTGCGCACACGGTTGGAGGCTTTTTCGGCTGCCTCGATGGCAGTGTTCAGGGCCTCCTTGCTGACCCCGCTCCTTTTCACCTTGTTGTGCAGGGCGTCGATGATGGTCGTGCGCTTTGCCTTGCGGGCGCCCGCGAGGACGATGGCCGCTGATGTCGCCACGCCTTTCATGAACTGTTGCCGGTCGCGCTCGATCAGGGCCTGGGCTTTCGTTATTGCCGCTTTTTTCATTGCTTTCTTCATAGTCATTTCCTATTGGTTTTCGTCGTTGTTGAGCCGGGCGATGTATTCGCTTCGGCAGGGTCCGCACAGGTAGAGGAGTTTCCCCTGGCTTGTGCGAATTTTTTGCAGCGTCCCGACGACCTTGCAGGATCGGCATTTGCGCTTCCCCCTGGTTCGGCTGTAAGGGTGGGTGCCGGCCATTACTTGGGGGCCTCCCGTTGCTGCCTTGTTGCGTTGTAGTGGCGGATGGTGGCGGCCAGGTTCTGGTTCACGTTCATGATGTGGCCGGGGTTCTTCCGTGCCTCCCTGGCGTGGTAAACGATCAGTGCGGCCGCGTTGCGTGCGAGCACGATGGCGGTCCCCCGGATGGCCTTCGGGTAGTCGTCGGGGTTGATCTGTATTTGGCCCCCGCTCACAAACTCTGCGATCATCAGCTTTGCCAGTTGGCGCGGCCTCATTTCCCCGTTGTCCATTTGTGCTGGAGGGGGTGCTTTATATTTGCCTGGCTTGCGCTTCATGTGACCTCCTGTTCAGTCTGGATCCAGGCCCGGCCGTGGCAGTGCCGCAGTTGCTTTTCCAGTTCCTCCCGGCCCTCCCTGGTGTGCCTGGCCGTGCTCATGCGGACGATGCTGCCGTCGGCCTCCTGGACGACCAGGACGTAGATGCGGCCGCTCATGCCTCGACCGCCTTGATGATGGCCCGCAGGCTTCGGATGCTCTCGTCGAGCGCGTGGACGTCGATTAGCAGGGACCGGTTGGAGCAGGTCTCGCCTCGCTGCTCCGCCTTCCGGGCCTCAAGCATGAGGGCGTCCTTTTGCGTGATGCGTGATTCCAGCTCGGCTATTGGGTCGTGATTCGCCTTCATTTCGCTGCCCCCGGCCGCGCCCGCCAGCGCCCGCCGAAATCCAGGCAGAC